AAACCTGAAGTTGAAGGAGCTAAAAAACCTGAAGCTGGTGCAGCTAAAAAACCTGAAGTTGAAGGAGCTAAAAAACCTGAAGTTGAAGGAGCTAAAAAACCTGAATCATCTACTTCTACAGATAAAAAATCGGAAGTAAAAGGAAAAAGTTTAAATTTTGATCTTAAAACTAAAAAAAATGATAAATCATAACGCGCTAGCTTCAAGACTAAATAAGCGTCTATATAAAGATACAGATAACATAGAACATATAGAAGAAATCCCAATAGAAGAAATATCATTAGATGTTTCCGTAACTGATAATATAAATAAAAAAACACCATCGTTAAATTTTATAAATTATATTGAATTTATAGTAAATATAATATGTTTTGGATATGCCACTCAAGTCATTTTTCAAAATGACTGGTCTATACTTGGAGTGCTTGCCGTAGGATATAGCATTAACTTTATAATTAATAAAACCCTTTCCCTCTTTTCGTAATATAAAATTAAAAATATTATGGAAAGAGGAAAACTTCTAGTTATTGAAGGTACAGATGGGGCTGGAAAAAGTTCCCAAACAAAACTCATATCTGAGTTTTACAAAAACCAAGGTTTAAAAGTCGAACAATTTCATTTTCCTACTTATACTCATAATGAGTTTGGTAAAGTTATCACTCATTTTTTGAGAGGAGATTTTGGAAAATCAGAAAATGTCAATCCTTATTTTGTGGCTAATATTTATGCCATGGATAGATATCTATTTCTAGAAGATTTAAATAAAATGCTTGATGAAAATGATATAGTAGTTTTAGATAGATATGTTTTTTCTAATGCTGCTTATCAAGCTGCAAAATTTAAAATTAATTCTCATCAAGCTCATGATATAATTAATTGGATTATTGAATTTGAATTTGGATTTCTAGGGCTTCCTGAACATGATTTATGTCTTTTTTTAAATGTTCCACTAGAAATAACCGAAGCAAGACTTGCAAAAAATAGAATGGGCAAAGATAGAGAATATTTAGATGGAAATATAGATATTCATGAAGCAGATTTAGAATTACAAACGAGAGTACATCATACTTATGTTAATATAGAAAAAATGACTGGATATATGATAAAAAATTACGAAATTGTTGATTGTTATGATCATACACCTGAAGAAATTTTTGAATCATACAAACAGAAATTAATAGATTTAGCAAAATGGCATCTATAAAAAAGAAAGAAGAAAAAATATCTAAATATAATTCTTTCAAAAAAATAATTGAACTTTCTAAATCACATTCACCAAATAGTGTATTAGTTTGTACCGATGATGAAGATGAATGGTTTATTGATATCGTAGAATATAGAACAAAATCCCAAGTTATTACAAATATATCTACTATAATCAAAAAAGATTTGCAAGATAGATTGGATTGGTATTATAAAAATGGGTGGATTGCCTTAACAAAAATTTAATAAAATTAAAATTTAATAACAAACTTATATAGTTATATTTGTATTATAATAAAAAAATAAAACTATTATAGAATTATGCATATAATAATAAATCAATAAAAATAAAAATAGAAATGAAAAAAGTAGAAAATGATGTAGACCAAAAACAAGAAGTTGCTACAGCAGCTTATGTTCCATCTTATAAAGTTAAACCTGAGTTTAAACAGGCAGTATTACAATCTATTGGAGATAGACCATTTAATGAAATTGCAGGATTAGTTAATGCAATTGCAGTAGATGTTTTAGACCATCAAACATTGATACAAATTATAAATGCAATTGGTCAATTTCCATACGTAAAAGTAGAAAAATTGCTATCTAATATTAATGATTACGTTATTCAAATTACTGAAGACTAATTATTTATGGAAAAAAACAATGTGGTTAAAATTATATTTTAACCACATTGTCATCTTATATAACAAGCAACATTAACAAAATAACACATTAAATAAATTAAAATAACATATATGACTAAAAGTATTAAATCAGTACAACACATCGCTTTAGATTTTGTAGAAAAAAAAGATAATGCTACTTATACTATTCTTATTGATAGAATAAAGCCAGGATTATATAATTTCATTTATAAATATGTTCAAGATAGAGATATTATAAATGAAATTCTTGCACAAACTTTTATTTCAGCTTGGGAAAAAATAGATCAATATAATAGTCAATACAATTTTTCTACTTGGATATATGCAATTGCAAAGAATGAAGCGCTTGGTCAATTAAGAATTTTGAATAAAACAGTATCACATGATAAATTAGTTGAGGCTCATTCAAAAGTATTAATGGATCATACTCCAATTATAGAAATGCAAACTGAATTATATGGTCCAGTAGGCCAAGAAATTATAGATAAATTATATGACGCGTCTATTGCTGCAATTAATGAGTTAGAAGAGCCATATAAAACTGTTATGATAGAAAGAGAAGTTAATCAAAAACAATTAAATGATATAGCTGATATGCTAGGATGGAATCTTTCTACTGTAAAAACTCGTTTAAGAAAAGCGAGAAAAGATATTGAAGATAGTGTTAAAAAATACTATCCAAGTTTAGTTGAATCTTATTTAGAATACGAAGCATAATGAATATATTTAAATTATCGACATGGGGTTTATCAAAAGTTTTTATAGATATTAGAAATTATTATGATTTTATACAAACTATAAAAAAAGAAAAACTCGATAAAAATTCAAAATTTAATAAGTGGAATCTTAAAAATAATTATTTTTATAACATATATTTCACATATGATTTAGATGAAAGTGAGTCAAATTTGCCAGATAATGTAAAAAAATTAAGATTAATAGAATCATTAGCTCCATTACATATTTATTTAGATGAAGAACTTGGATTTGCAGAATGCTTAGTTCCCGAAATAAGCCAATTTTACAATGATAAAAATGAGCCAACACTTACATATCTTGTAATGTATAGATTCGCCTTTAATAAACTTTCATTAGGATGGGTAATAAAATGGTTAACTGTAATTTCATTAACTACAGCATTAGTTGCATTTTTTGGAATAGATTTAATTAATTTTTTAACAACTTTCTTATAATGGAAGATTATAAATTTGAATTTGAAAAAGAAAATCCAAATTCACTTGTTATTAGAAATAAAAGTTCTAATAAAATAGTAAAACTAATTGCGTGTCCTACTATTACTAATGGGTGTGATATTATAGATTTTTTCGGTTACAATTTTGTAAAAGGATATAACTATAATTTTGATGGAATAGTATTAATAACATCTGAAGAAATAAGAAAAGTATATTATAAAGGGCTATTAGTAGCCACATCAAATAAAACAAATGGCATTTGATAGAGAAAACATAAAATGGATGGTTGGTAATCATGGGTTGCCAGAAGCTTATTATAAGATGAAAGTTCCATCTGTTTCTGCAATATTAAGTCTAATTCCTGATCCAGAATTTGACGCATGGATAGCATCAATGGGAAAAGAAAGGGTTGATGAAATTATGAAACAAGCTGGCTATAGAGGTACTGCAATGCATGCATTTATAGAAACATTCATTAATACATTATTTAAAACAAAAGATGTATCAGTTGCTTTATCAACAACCCAAACTAATACGCCAGATATTTTAAGAAAAGAAGAAATTCCAGAAAATAAAATAATAGAAGGTAGAGATTTATTTTATAAATTTTACTATTCAGATTTTCCTTCAGAATATACTAATTTAATGGGAACAGAAATAGGCATTCATTCAAAAAAATTATTTTTTAGAGGCAAAGCTGATATACTTTTTAAAGAAAGAATTCATGGACCAAAGGTTACAGATTTTAAAACTAGTAGTGGTTATATTAAAAAAGGATCAGTAAAAGAATATAAATATAAATGCCAGTTAGGTGGATATACATTAGCATTAGATGAAATGTTTCAAGAAAAAGGAGTTATTATTAATGCGTCATCCATACTTTGTGTTAATACGCAATCAGATATTCTTCAAGAAATAGAATGTTCTGGAACTGAATTACAAGAATATAAAGAAAAATTTAAATCCTTAGCCATTGAATGGCATAAACAAAATGGATCACAATCCTTAATACAAATATAAAAATAAAATATGATGAAAATAGTAAGAGATGAAGAGACTAGTGTTACACAGTCTCAACCAGAATTAGTAGCTAATGTTGATGGTAAATTAGTTACAGCAGAAGAATTATTAGAAAAATTAGAAGCTAATAAAAATAAACCATCTGATGAAGAAATTAAAGAAGCCGAATTAGCTTATCAAGATGCAGCTACAGAATTTAGTACAAAAGAATATGAAATTGGAACATTGGAAGAAGCTGATGATATATATAGATTTTTCGATAGTTACATAAATGATCATGTGTTTTGGACAAAAAATGGTTGGATGGGTGTAATTAAATTAAATGATGAAATTAGTGAAAAACTTTTGTTACATGAAGAATCTCCAATGGTTTTTAAATTAGGGTATCAAGCATTAGAATTTACTATGTTTATGCTATCAAATCCTGGTGGTGTAGGTTTAAAAAGTGCATTAGCTATAGAAAAATTAGCTGATCTTTACATGTATATCATGGAGCAAATATCTGAAAAATTAGATGCTGCTAGATTAGAATTAAAAGAAATACAATTTTTGTATGATAAATGGATATCTATGCAACAAGGATTTTATCTTGAAAGAGAAGATGGAGTTGAACCACCAGCTGCTGTTCCAGATGAACCAGCTGATATAGAACCAGGTGAAAATTTATAAATTCTTAAAAATTAAAATATGTCATATAATACAAACATGGAAAAAGGACCATCTTATGATTGTCAGCCAAATACAACTAAACTCGAGCCAAAAGCATCTGAGGATATTTTAAATAAACTTTATGCAGTTATAGAAAATTTAGATGAAAATGTAAATAGCATAGATAGAAAATTATATTTGTTATTATCATATTCTGAACCATCTGATTCTGAAAAAGCATCTATGATAGAATTAGAACCTGAATCATTTTTAGATAAATTAAATGCATGTGTAAAATTACTTAATTCTATTAATTATAGATTAGAAGGTGCTAATAGACATATGAATAAAATCATATAAAAGACAGATATACTGTATTTTTAGTGAATATATATAATATAAGAAAGGACTCGAGAGGGTCCTTTCTATTAAGAACTAATAATTCTAAAAAACTAAAATAAATCTAAAATTATGAAACTAAAACTATTTATTGAAAAGTACACAAAACAAATTATTATTGTAGCTTTTATTCTTTTTTCATTAAAGTCATTTCAAAGTTGTAATAGACAAATGACTATAAAATCAAAAGAAAAACAATTGACTGAATTAAAAGATTCTTTAAATTTGATTATATCAAGTAATAAAGATACTATTTCTGTATTAAAACAACAATTAGAAATGGCAAATGTATATAAAGATGCAGCCAATACTAGAGCGGAAGCTGTTCAAAGTGTAGCAGAAAAGATAATAAAAAATACAACTGTAAAAGTTGAAAAATAACACCATGAAATCTTACAAAAAAGATATAGAAGATAATTATATTTGTGAAGAATGTGGAAAAGCATATACATCTAAAAGTAGACTATCGGTACATATCAATAAACTTCACTGCGGAATTGAAGAATATGCTCAAAAATGGATAATTGATTTAGGTGAAGATGAATGTAAAATTTGTAAATCAAAAACAAAATTTATTGGGCTAGGAGAAAATAATTGTTATAAACTTACATGTGAACAGATAAAAAATAGGCAATGCAGTATTGATTATGTGAAAAAACAAACTGTTGAAGGCGTAATACAAATATATGGAGTTTCTAATATTTATCAAACTGAAAAATTTTCAATTAAACGTAAAGCCGCTCAATATAAGTTTTATGAAGATAAAAATAAAGTAAATTTATCCAAAACTAAATATGAACAAACTTGTATAAAAAGGTATGGGGTAAAAAATATTTCTCAATCTGAAAATTACAAAAATAAAAATGCATTTAAAGTTGGAAAATTTAAAGATACTAACATATATTATCAAGGCTCGTATGAATTAGATTTTTTAAATAAATATTTTGATAAATTTCCTGATATACAAAGAGGACCTAGAATAAAATATTTATATGAAAATAAAGAACATTTTTATTTTTCAGATTTTTATATACCTTCGTTAAACTTAATCATAGAATGTAAAAATAAACATTTATATGAACGAGATTGTAAACAAATAGAAGCAAAAAATCAGTATTGCAAAATTAATAACTATAATATTCAACTTATTATAGAAAAGAATTATAGCGATTTTGATACATTTCTAAAATCTATTAAAAATAAAATTACCAAATGAAAAATATAACAAATTTATATAAATGGTTAATTGTAACATTTATTGTGCTATACGCAGGTACTGCGTTTGTTTCTTTTTATCATAGCATAACGTTTTTTAATATAGCAAATACCGTCTGGTTATCGGTCATGTTATCGCTGATAGCGGAACTAGGGCAGGCAAGTGTATTATTTTCTTTATTATTAACAAAAAATAAAAATAATTGGCTCGCTTGGTCAGTTATGTTTCTTTTAACTGCATTACAAATAGTAGGTAATGTAGTAAGTTCGTTTAAATACATATCTATAACAAATAGTATTGATTTTACTTACTTTCAAAAAAGTATATTATTTTGGGTGTCAGATACAAATACTGAAATGTTTAAAATAATAATAGCTTGGATAACTGGTGGTATACTTCCTATTATTGCATTATCTATGACTGCTTTAGTGGCTGATAATTTAAAATTGAAAGATGAAGAACCTATTGAATCTGATATTAATAATGAACAAACTGAAATAGAACCACTTCCAACAGATATATACTTAAAATCACCAGATAATGAAACAGAATCTGACATATCTGTGTTACCAGAATCAAACACAGAAGCAACCCCAGTGGAAAAACCTAAAAAAGTTTCCAAACCTAGAGTTGCAAAACAAAAAGGAAAAAAATCAGATATTAAAGGTAAAAATATTAACCTTAAACCTGTAAAAAATTTAGATTCAATTAAAAAAATGTCAAGGGGTGCAGAATTAATTCAGACAATGCAGAGTGATGCACATAAAAATGATAAGGATATTATTAACGCTAATAATATAATTGATCAGAACGCACAAAAAACACATTCTGATATGACTGAGGCGCCTAGTGTGCCACCCGATAATATATTAAGCACCACATATAAAGATGGTAAAATAATTGATCAAAATTTTAAATAAAAAAAGAGTTGGTATATACCAACTCTTTTTTTGTCAAATATATAAAATAAATCACTAATGCCAATAAAAATAGTAAAAGAACAAATATTTATATTTAATGACGAAATTCTTATTGATAAACTCATAAATGAAGTAAATGAGGGTATTGGGGATAACATTCAATCTATTGTAAATAAGATATCAGATAAAAAGAAAGCATTAGGAAATTTAATAAAAAGATTTAATGCAGAATCTAATAGTTATAATAGAAAAAGATTAGCTAAAATACTTGTAATTCTTTTTTTATCAATTTATAGTGGAGAAAAAATTTATCATGGCGTTATATCTAATGATATCAAAACATCATTAATAAATTCAATATCTAATGAAAATGAAATTTCTATTGATAAGATTATTAGTTATGTTAAAGAATTATTTAATGGAAAAGAAGAGATAAAAAAAGCACCGGTTATTGAAAAATATTTTAATGTTGATACATTAAAAACATCAGATTTAGCTAAAAATACTATTAAAAAATTTGAAAAACTTGTTTTAAAAGGATATAAAATAAAAGGTGATGGTAAAATAACTATTGGATGGGGACATGCTGAACCAATTCGCAAATCTAAATATAAAAGAGGACAAGTAATATCAAAACAATTAGCTGAATCATTATTTGAAAAAGATATAAAAATTGCAGAAGATGGAGTTAAACGAATGTTTTCCCAATGGAAATCTGAAGGTAATGATATTAAAATAACTCAAGGAATGTTTGATGCTATGGTTTCTATAGCATTTAATGCAGGGGTAACTGGATTAAGAACTTCCAGCTTTATTCGATTAATAAAAGCAAAAAAATTTAATGATGCTCATAACGAAATAATTAATGTAAGAAATACCGGAAAATTTGGTGGTTTAGACGTAAGAAGAAAAGCTGAGCAAGAATTATATAAAATGTAAATTAAAATAAATTAACAATAATGGCAATTAAAGATGTATTCAATAATTCAAATGATAATTATTTAAAAACTGGGTTATCACCATGTACAGGCACAGATAGTAATATTTTTCAATTTTTTCCAAAAAAAGAAGTTGGTGTTAGTAATGGTAGTCAAATATTACAAATAATGAGTCTTGGTGATATTCAAATAGAAGTATCATCATGGGATCAACATAAAAAAATTCTAGCTCCTGGTGAAGTTATGTATGTAGCTGGATTAACAAAAGAGCTTGATAATAGATCACAAACATTTGATAACTCATTTGTTGTGCCAGATTCTTCTTTAATGTATTCAAAAATACAATTTACTATTAATTATAACCAAAATTTTAAAAATTATACTTTAATTGATCAAATAGCATATGGAGATCCTAGTTTAGGAACTTCTGCTATAAATGCAGTAAATTTATTATGTTCTTCTTTAAATATTCCAGTAACATCATCTTTAGATTCAAGTGCTTTAACATTTACAGGAAATACTGTAGGATACAATTTTAATATATCTGATGTTAAATTAGCAACTTCATTAGATGCATCTGTTTTTTCATCTTTAGTCGAAAATTCTACAAAAGATGTACAATATGCAAAGTATATTAATGGAGCCATGTTAGGATTAATTCTAAAAGCAACTTACCCAATCGATCAAATAACGTATGATAAGTGGGTATACATAAGTCATGTTAATAATACATTTAGCTATTGGGAAGATCCAAATTATCTTACTAAAATAGTAGATACTGGATCGGCTTCTAGTACTTCTACCACAATATCTGCGGGTGATTATCTTAATTATATTACAGTTAATAATGAGTGGGACAAAGTAGGTTATTTCTATTCAAAAATAAATACATTTGATCAAGATAATTCTGATACAAAAAATTTAGTTCCAGGATTTTATATCTTTAATCCTCATACATTTTCAGTTGAGATAGATTATATGATGATAAACTAATTATTGGTTTTAAAAAGAATATATAAAATAAATGAATAAATGAAAATAAATTGGATACCATTAATAAATAACAAATCTTATAGAGGACTTATAAATGGTTCGCCTGCTTTTTTTCTATATGAATCAGAAGGAATATGGAATTTAGAAGGAATATGCTCAAATAAAGATGTTAATAAGAAAAATTTAATAAAGTACGCTACCAAAAAAATAAATGAATATGGGCTAGGTAATAGTTTTAGTATGAGTGGTGGTGGTCAAAGAATTTATCCTGGGGGACGATTTGGTCAAGTTAATAGAGGTGGATTTCATAATTCTATGTATGGTGGTTCGGATAATTCTATGTACACATATGACATAATTCCATTAAATAGTTTTTTACAACAAAAAGCAACTTCTAATGAAGATCCTGATGCCGTTCAAATTTATCCAGGTGAAACTGTACAGGGAAAAGAATTAAATAAAAGAGAAAATGATTGGATAATAGGAACTCTTATATCTGTAAATAAATCAGATATAGGAACTGATAATTATTTTGTTGTTTTAGATAATAAAGATAATATTATTAAAAAAATTGATCCTACTACAACTTCTGTATATACTAAATTACATAATTCTGAAATTAGAGGTATGATGGATGTAATAGATGTCGAAGATTCAGATACATCTTCAAAATTATTAAATGTTAAAGAAAGTTTAGAAACTTATTTATCAGGTGATATAGTAGACATATTAGAATAAACAAATAAGGACCTAATATTAGGTCCTTATTTGTTATTGTTTATTTTTTTCTTTCCATATATTTGCAGCTTCTTCAACCCAAGGTATATTTATGTTAAAAAAACGTTTTTCTATTTTTTTTACATGTACTCTATTTTCTGGAACATTAAATAACATTACTGCGTCATCTCCTTCTTTCCAATTTTCCCATCTTTCTACAGCTTTGTCTATTAGTTCTTTTTCAAAATGATTTTTTGCACTCCAGTTTTCTAATTTTTTTCTAATATCTTTTCTTATCCATGCAGCATGAGCCATTCTAATTTCATGATCAGTAAAAAGATATGTTCCTATATTTAGAGGATTATTTATTCTTCTTGTAGGATCTGTTGGACCTGGAGCTGGCCCGTCATATGTATATTTAAAATAAGTTGAATGTATAAATGGTACAAAAGGACGAAATGGATAAACTAAATAATGTTCAAAATCTCTGTAAAAATTTACATATGAACAATATGTTATAGGGTACCCTTTCTTATTAATAAAATCTTTTGCATATCTAAATTGATCACTATCATATCCTTCATCAGCATCTATATTTAATACATGAGAAGAACCATTTTGTTTCATAAGTTCTATTCCCATATTTCGTTTTTCGCATTCTTGTTCCCTAGAATATTTTGAAAAATTAGGAACAAACTCAATTAACTCATCTACTAATCCAATTTTTTTAAGACGATGTAATTCATCCATATCTTCTTTAGCTATTGGATTTTTCCAATATGATAGTTTTTGATATACACAAGCTACATGATCAACTTGATCTCTTATCTGTTCAATTAATGGTTCTAATAATTCTGATGCATCGAAAGAATTTATAGTTAGCGAAAGTTTTTTTATTGCCATATTATCTTTTTAATTATTATATGCTAAGTTTAAATAAAAGTTTCTTTTAATATTTAGATCTATAATAAGCTAAGTAATTTTTAATAGGTGAATAATCGTCAATATTAACATTTATTATATGTCTTACTAATTTTTGACAAACTCTATGCCAAGGATAATCTAAAACTTCACCTCTTCTTATAGTAACATATTTATTAAAGAAACGTACATAAATTATTTTATGTTTTATTAAATCTATAAATACTACAGCATCATGTTTAAATTGAACTCGCGTACTAATACATACATAATTAAGATTCTCCATATCATCAATAAAATTTTTATATTTTAATGGAAATATGATATTTAATTTTTTATAATCTTCTAATAAATTATTTAGTATTTCATTATCTTTAATAGCAATTGCAATATTAAACATGGAAGATGTCGGTATAAACTTAAATTTTATAAAATTAGGAACTTTTTTACGTAAATACAAATAATCCGTCTGATCTTTTAATATTACATTTAAATTATCATCTATTATAAAATTGGTATTATTATAATATTGATTATTCTTAAACCAATCTTTAATTTTTTTAATAACTGCAGGAGCACCTATTCCTATCGCAGATAATCCAGACCCTGATATATTTTGTTTTATTTCATTAAGTTGTTCTCTTACAATTTTCATAAGTTTTCTTTTTATTTTATATCTAATACGCCTTCATTTTTTCCTGCAAATTCAAAATGGAATAATCCGGATTTAATAGATTCAGACATTTTAGCTGCTAAAGTATTACCAATACGATCAGCTATAGCATTCCAATCAGGAGCAGATTGTTGTACACTAGGTGTAGTATAAGTAGAATTATTTGTAGTAGATTGATTATTTATATTTGTTGAATTTGTTGTAGATCCTGAACTAGATATATTTCTAGCTATATTTCCAGCAGAATTTCCATTAGAAGATACAACTGAAGCACTTGCTCCAGATATTTTTCCCATTTTATCTACATTAAGTGCATCTACAGAAGATGTTAATCTTGCAAAATTGTCAGCTAATGTTCCAATTCCAGTAGATAATTTAGTTAATGGGTCTAATGAAGCTCCCATTTCTCCTAATTTTTTTATAAGTTCATCAAATTCACTTAATTTTTTTATTGCTGATCCAATACTTTTTGTTACAGTTGTATCTGCTGCAATACTCTCAGCAAATTTAGATAACATAGTCATTATATTACCAGCTATATCTGATACTAATATTCCAGATCCTGAAGGCTGGCCATTTTCATCAAATGTAGGTATTTTGTTTTCTTTTCCAAATTTTCCAAATGTCATTAATGTATCAGCAAACATTTTTATTGGAGTTAGTAATCCTAATTTTTTTCTTGATGTAGTTATTCCTAAAAATTTTACCGCATCAGAACCCATTAATGTTTCTGTTAAATTTTCAATTCTAGCTTTATTAACACCATCAACACCAAATTTATTTATATTATTTGGATCTGTAATAGTTGTCACAAATTGCATAAAAGATGATGTGATATTATCTACTACAGTTTTTATTTTTACTTTGTCAGGAACTTGTTTAAATTTTGCATGACCATTTTCATCGGTACCATCTGGAACTAATTTTACATATCCAATTTCACCATTAACTCCAAATTGTGCAAATGTTTTTAATACATCAGCAAATTGTATAACTGCTCTAAGTATACCATTTTTTCCAGATAAAGCTCCACCCATTTTTTTAATAGCTCTAGCTTGTTTTGTTGTTAAATGATCTGTGCTTTTAATTAAATTTATTAAGAAATCACTTAGAGTACTTGAAATAGTTTTTCCTACACCTTCAATATTTACAGTTGAACCAAATATAGGTTTTCCAGTAGTTTTATCATACCCTTCTATCACTCTCATATTTCCTAAATTTGCAAATGCAGTTAACGCCCATGCGAACATTGATATAGTAACTGACATTCCCATAAGAACCGCCATAGCTGGGCCAATAAGAGCCATATTTTTAACACCTTCTTTAAATCCTGCTATACCAGTTTTTCCATTAGCTAATCCTTTTGAAAACCCTCCAGCTACTCCAGATATTACACCACTTATCATATTAGTAAGCATACTTCCTAAATTAGACATATCTAAAGATCCTAATGTAGTCATAACACTTTTTATAGATTTTGCTAATACTACTATTGATAATGATAGAACTATTAAATACGCAGATATAGCAAATCCAATACCTATACCAGGAAGAATTACTGCAGCTAAAGAATCAAATGCTACAAATAATCCAACTGCACCTAATAAAACTAATCCAATAACTCCTAAACCTTTTATCATTGGGCCATAAGCTCCAAATATACCTTTTGATTCATCTTTATTAGATGTACCAGTTGCTAATTTTGATATTAAAGTTGAAACTAAAGCAACTATAAGAATACTACCAGCTAATAATATTAGCCCTAATGCCATTCCTTGTACTACTTTTATTCCGCTTTCTATAAAAGGAGCTGCCATACCTATTAAAGCGAATGCGCCAACTGCCCCAAGTATAACTAGACCAACTACTCCTATTGCAGCTAATATTCCAGTAAAGCCTATACCAGTTCCTAACACCATAGATATTATTCCTAATGTTAGCACAAATGCTAATATACCACCAGCTAAATATAATAAAGCTTTTCCAATACCTTTTACTGTTTCTGTTCCTGGTGCTACATATGGAGCTGCTTTTCCTATTAAGTACATTAAACCTAATAATCCTAATACAATTGCTGCCATTATAGTTAATGATCCACCGGGACTAGTACCTAATATTTTTCCTGCAGTCCACAAGCTAATAGCCATTAATAATATAGATCCACCTATAGATAATAAAAATGATGACACAGATTTTGTAAATTCTGTCATGCCTTTTAAACTTTCTGATAGAGAATCAAATAATTTTACAGCGCTTTTTACAGTTTTTTCTTTATTACCAATCCAAACAATAACTTCAAACATACCTTTTAATGCAGTTGCAGTAGCATCTATTTTCTTTGTATTAATTTTTGTTTTATTAAATTCTATTATGCTACTTAATATATCTTTTATAGAATTAATTCCAGATTGGAGTTTTTTATTATCTGTACTACCTTTTAAAATTTCGCCAAGTGATCCAATTCCAGTATTTTTAGATTTTTCACTTTCTGGATTAGCTTGGTTATTTGCATTTTTGTTAATTGAAGCGTTAATATTAACGCATACACCTAATATGTTATTTAGTAACGTATTTGTAGTAGGATTCATTATTAGATTGAATTTTATTTATATATCTCAGTTTATAAATTATCTTTATTTTTAAATATAATATAAGAAAACCTATTAATAATTAAATAAGCAATATTCAGATCACCTCAGATTGAGTATTTTATATTATTCATATATTATATTATAAAATAATAATACTTAGTCAGATCGCTTTAAAATAAAAAAGACGCTAATAGCGTCTTTTAAATCTTAGGCATTTTCATTTGTGGCATTGACATTTTAGGAATTTTCATATTTCCCATGCTAGGTTGTTTTATTGAAGATGCCGATGTTTGTTTTTCTTGTTCTTTTTGTTGGCGTTCATTATATTTCTTTTCTTGTTCTAAAGATTCTTGATAATTTTGTAATAATTTTTCTATTCTCCAAAACTCTAATTGATCTAATACAAGAAGGTTAACGCCTAACTTAGAAGTACAAATAAATTCTATTTTTGACCAATTATCCAAATGGATTTGAAATAAGGAAAATAGACTTGATCCCTCCGAGAAAGTTCAATGGAACTGAGCGTTCCGCACCTCCCTCATCTGTATATTTAATTATAGGATTAACTGCGTTTGAAAACAAATCTTTTATTTGTGTCATAGCTGATATTTGATAATCTGACCAATTATTTGATTCAATAACTATTTTTTCATATGTAATATCACTTAATCCTTTCCAATCTAATATAACAAAAGATGCAAATGTTATAAAATCGCTATCAATAGCTTCTTGTCTTTGTTGCTTTCTATTAATATAATTTTTAAGAAAATTAGTTACTCCAACGCTTGGTATTGTAACGTCAAAAGTTTTTCCATTTTTTAATATAACAGAAAAACATCTTTTTTCTGGATTATAGTATTTCATTATTTTTTCATCAAAATTAATATAATCTACCATATCCTTTGATACATTTATTTTTTTTGATTCTGAAACACTAACTTGTAAATTATTTTCTCCATTAATAAATGTATACTCTCTAATAGCTAATAGTATATAAAATCTATCAACTTCTTTTATATCTTTCCATGAAGATATTCCAGACGGTACTTTGTATGCACAACAACGTTCTAAAACATAGTTAAGCATATCATCTAATGCAGATGGGTCATTTTCTTGTAATGTTGACCAGTGTCTTATTTCAGCTGATGTTGCAGCTCTAATTAATATTTCGGCAGACTCAGGATAAAATAAACCCGTAGTTGGCAAATCATTTAGAGGCAGTTTTTGCCAGCCTATCTGATTACCCATAGAAATTTGGCTTTCAGATTTTTGCCATGGCATTGATAATGCAGGAGCTTCAATGATTTTTCCAGAAGCTTTATTTGCTTCTTCTGATTCCATAAATGATTTTAGTTGTTCTTCTTGTGTATTATCACTCATAATATTGTTTGTTTTTTATTATATATCAAAAAAATAAAAAGATTCACAAAATTCAATTAAGCTTTTAGTTTTTTATTTTTTAAAGTGATAACTTCTTTCATAAGTTTATTTAATGTATCACGTATTTCATTTAAATCATCGTCATCATCATTAGATTCATCTTCTTGCATTTCTTCAACATTTTCTTGAATGTCTTCAACATTTTCTTGAATATCTTCAACATTAGATTGGATATCTTCAACATCTTCTTGCAAATCTTCAACATCAGCAGCAACTAATTCTAATTTTTTTGATTGAAAATTCACACTCATTTGTATAAGAATTGATAAATATATTGCTTCTAATGATACTATATTAGTTACAACACTTAGTATTTTATCCATTTCTATTCCAAAGAAATATAAAGAAAAAGACCCAACAAATAAAAAAGTATGTATGTAAAGAGATTTTATTGAGCCTATAGAACTTATTATTTGTAATACTGTTTTTTCCATATTAATCTATAATGTTTTATCAACAAAAAAGAGAACTATGTGTTCTCTTTTTTGTTTTATATTAATTAGTTATTTGTTTATAAAATAGTTTCATCCCACATATCGCATGCTAAACTCCATCCAGTAATTTTGTACAAAGTTTCTTCATTATAATCTAATGGAACTGGAGGTATTGCTGTTATTGGAAATACATTATATAGTTTCCATTGCCAAAATGGTCTATTAGCTCTGTCATATAACGTTATTAAAGCCCATGGAGCAACATAATCCGCTTTTAATCCAGTTCTACCAGTTAAAGGATCGTATACTAAATCACACCATTTTCTTAATGTTTTTACTATATAATTACTTGGTGTTCTATTTACGTTAACTTCAAAATCTAAACTGACATCCATTGTAGTTTTATCTGGTGTCGCACCAGCAAAACGTCTAGATGCCCATTTGTATTTTTGAGCAGCAGGTGAAGTAGAGAATGAATGAGATTCTAATCCGTCTATCTTTTGTATATTTTCTAATATAAGATTAGTATTTTCATCTGTTGATCCCACGCCAACCGGCAAAGAAATTTGTATAGTAAATAAATTCTGATATACAGGTTCAAATAATTCTTGTGACGCTCTAGAATTTCTAAAATGAGATAATGCAAACGTCCCTTGAGATTTAAAATTTTCAGCCATGTTTTTTATTTTTTATTTTTTAATTTGTTGCAAATCCACCACTAGCAAGACCTGAATTTGTGTTAACTGTATATCTTGCTATAATTTTTGTTAAAGCTCCACTTATCCACAATCCAAAATCTATTATTCCAAATCCTTCTTTTATTAAATCTTCAGAATTATTAGACTCGTCCATTGTTATTTCGTATTTATATATAGCTCCAGCATCTTTTATTGATTCAAATATAGGTGAAACTGAATTAATAATATTTAATCTAGTTATAGGATTGTTATATGAAAATACATATTGTTGTAATATTGAATCTATTTGAAGTTCAACTGTATTTAACAATTCTCTAACATGTAAATTATTATAATCACTTTTTACTGATTGATATGCAGTTGAATTGGCATAAATCATAATTTGACCAGTATTAGGTTTTTGTATAATAGAATTATATCCAAATGGTTCTAAGCTATATCTATCTTGTTTATCAAAAGAGTATTCAACTCCTACTATATTAGAATTAGATAATATTCCATTTTTATTAGCTACGATTGCATATGGATCACCACCTAAAAATTTTCTAATATATGTGTTAGAAACATCAGCTGCAGGTGGTACAGATATATTTTTTCCATTATCATTATAAGTTAAAAATGGTCCAAATATTCCGCAGAATTTTGATCCAAGTTCTTCTGTAGGGAAGGTAAATTGGAATGATCTTGGCATATCTGGATTACCTCCAGTAGCTATCCATTCTGTGCTAAATATTGGTACAGGATTTACACCTGCAACAAATGTATCACAAAAATAAGGATTTTGAGATGTTGCAAATTGTTTTATAGATGGTGCGCTTATTAAAGCTGTACATTTTCCTCTTTTCTTAGCTAATGATGATAAATATGATTTTCCACCCATTTCTGCTTGAAGACCATATGCCATTGTATCTACAATGTATCTATATTGAATCATATCCGGATTTGTTAACCCTCTAAGAATTCCAGGTTCTAATAACATTCCATAAACTTTTTTAACTCCTTCTTCTGCACTAGGCGAACCATTTACATCGAATCCAGGAATATGTTTATTTGTAAGTGTTAAACCTTTTAACGGAATCATTTTATATGCATTACAAATAGATGCGTCATCTAAAGTTTTTTGTAATTTAACATTAATAGCGCCAACTGATCCAGATCCATATACAGGTTCCGCAGTTTTAATTGTATAGCCAGAAGAAGAATCCAATCCATAAGTTTTGCTTATAACTCTAGTTACACCAGGTGTTATTGTTGAATTAGATCTTATTAATGTTCCTATTGTTATAAAAGCTCCTGTAGAAACATCTACTGTAAAAGTTTTTCCAACAGTATCTAATAAATTTACTGAAACATCTGTATGTAATATGTTAGCATTAACACTAATATCATAAGACATAAATTTTTTGTTTACCGATGTTGATGCGTCTGATCCAATACCTGCTAAATTATGACCAACTAAATCTACTAAATATGTTGCAGCTGTAGATCCTTCTCCAACTACCCATTGATTAGTAGTTGTATTCCAAACTAACTGATCCATAGCATCTTGGTTAACATTCATTAGAACACCAGTTAAAGCTGTTGATCCATTAACCATAGGTTCTATATATTGTTCAGAACCTGTTTTGTCTTTAAAGTTTGGTATAATACAACCTATCCATGATCCGATTAAGTTTATTTGAGGTGAATTAATAAAATCATTTATTTTTGATGGTATAAGACCACTACCAGCGCTACTGTAAGTAAAGAATGCTGAATAATATGGATCTCTTGAAAGAGCGCTATAGTTATTCCAATTTCCTTCAATTGCAACTACTTGAATAAAGAAATCTGACATTAAATCATAAGGTCTTATCCAAGAATAAGGTATATTTGAAACGCTTCCATACCAATCTAATGCAGTTATAGCATATCCACCAACATTACCAGCTTTTTTTACTATAAAAGATATATCTTTTGTACTAATATTAGCTAATGATAGGAATGGAGCTGATAAGCTACCTACAGGAATGCTCAAACTATTATTTACAACTCCTTGTAAATATTCTGGATCAGCTTTCCAAAATCTTTCTCTATTAAAAAAGTTAACATACATATCACTAGTTGATGCATCTTGTGTAGTATTATTAGATGAATCCAATGATAACGCGGTAAATCCAACTTTATCAGTATTGCTTGATGAATCTATATCATTAACTTTCAATAAATTTATAGCAAATACTGGAGAAGCTAATAAACAAGTCTCTATAGAACGTTGAAAAAAACTTCCTTTTCTTTCTAATTTAATATCATTAGTACCAAAAAATCTACTCAAATCTTTTGTAGATCTTATAAATACTGGTGAATTATATGGGCCTTGTGCGGCAAATCCAGGAACTAATCTTAGTGATTGTGTTGATACAGTTATTCTTTCTGATTGATCAACTTCTATCGTATAAACTCCAGCTGATTTAAATTGTGATAATTCAATGGTCATTCTTGCCATGTTTAATTCTTATTTTTTGGTTATTTAAAAATGCTTTTAGTTCATTTTTTATATATATCATTATAAATTTGCTACTATTTTGCAGTTTTGACTTTATGCTTTTATAGGATATCTATTTAAGTTCTGTAATCCTTTTTCAAATATAGCTGTTAAGTTAGATTCAGATTGAATTGGTTCTTCTGTATTAGAATAAATCATATTAAAAGAATTATCATCGATATCAGAATTTATTTCTACAAGTTCTAATAATTTATTGATATATCTTTTTATTATTGAATCTGGTAAACATTCTAATAAATCAAACAATCTATCTGCATAAGATGAATCCTCATATAATCTTGTTAAATTAATTGTAGATATAACTGTATCATCATGCATTGCGATACCTTTATATTTTCCAGTTTTATCCTTTCCAAATGAAGAAAATTCTAAAGCTGTAGATGATTCATTAATAATTATAGTTCTTTCTTTTATTAATTTTTTACCTAATTTACAATAGTCATTTTTATCTACACCCATTTTAAACCCTGGTTTTTTTCTAGGTGCAGGCATTCCAGGAATAGGTTTACTATGATATGTGTTTAATATTATGCCATCATAGTATTCATCATGATTAGAAAAAATATTTAAGAAATTTTTCCCATTAAAGTTCATTTCCAATACTACTAAGCAATTCTCAGATCCAAATTGATCATATACTAAAGCTTTTGCTACTTTTGCACATACATCATCATCCTTTAAGTTATCTCTATACATACCTACTTGTCTAAATCTAAACATATTATTTATAAAATATTCATCTGGACGTAGTTTTTTTAATTTTGATAAGCTTTTAGGTTCAACTTTAAAAATGTTTATAACATTATAATCATTATCCTTTAATTCATTTACTTCTTTACCCTCTCCTGTATCAATAGACAATACAAATAAATCTTTTTCTCCAAAATTCTTATTTGGATCAAATGATGTATCCCATAAAAGATTTTCATATAACTCATCATCTAACTTAGTTTTTGCTAATTCATCAAATTTATATTTTTTTTCTATTTTTTTAATAAAAGCTGAATCTTTTGCAGTTAATAATAATCTAGAATCTGTAGTAAATGAAAGCTCAAATTCTTGTGCAAACTCTTCTTCACCAAAGTCTTTTTTCATTTGAGCTGCCCATTTATCGTCATGCTCAGGAACTTCCCAATAATGTACTTTCTTATATTTAAATGAATTAAGACCTTTAACGGCTTTATCCCACAATTCATAAAATAAATTCGCTGTACCTGCAGGTGTAGATGATATTATACATTGTGATATTAAAGATGATGAAAGTGTTGGATAAACAGATCTCCAGAAAGATTTTACAATACCAAATGGAATGTGTGCAAACTCATCAGCATATAATACGTGTATAGTATAACCGATAGATGCAGTTTTTGTAGTAGCTTGTGACATTAATTCGCATCCATTATCTAATTTCATACCTAATGCTCCAATTTGTGAAATCCCAGGTTTTAAGAAGAAAGGTAATCCTTTAAATACGTCAACTACTTTAGAAACAATTTCTGTAGTAGTTTTTTGTTTATTTGCTAATATAGAAAGATTTCTATCTGTATGAAAACACATATACCATGCAAAATATGCTGCAATTGTAGTAGTTTTTCCTGTTTGTCTAGATGCCATTAAAATGAAATTTCTAACTTTGGGTCCCATATCATCCAAAGCTGGTATGAAATGTTCTTCACCTAATAAGTTTAATATTTCATTTTGATATTTACGCAAATTAACTGTTACTCTACCAGTATCAGTTAAAAATCGACAATATTTTTCTACAAAATAATTTATATCTTGTCCACATTTAGTAAATTCTATATGTTCGGCAGGAGATAGCTTAAAAAGTATACGTTCTCCCTTTAATTCTACATCTCTTTCGTGGAAGCAACTTAAATCTGAATTAATTCCAAATCTAAGATTTTCTTTTACTTCTTCTACTAATTGTGTAGTCCATAATTTTTGCTGTGCCATAAAATTTTATTTAAGATTCACCATGAACATCTATAATATCCGAATTATTCATGTGATTAATTCTATTTTGTATTTTCATACTTTTTATTATCTCTTTTGTTCCCATAGTAACATAGCTACCATCTGCTGTTGTTAAAATGCTTGAAGAAGCGGATTGACTTCCATCACCTAATTCTTGCATATTATTTGTATATGCACTATTTAACTCATGTTGTTTTTCTTTAAAGTCTAACTTTAAATCTTTATATGTAGATTTTATAGCTTCAACAGTAGCCAAAAGTTGTTTATTAAGTTCTGCTATTTGTCTAGACATTCCAGTAAAAACTTCAAATATCCTTGGATTTATCATACCTTTATCAACTTCTTTCATTATAGCCTTTTGCATATCTTCATTTACTCTAAGTTGATATATCATGCCAGATAATGACATTACATCTACTTCTAATTTATTTTTTACATATTCGTCTTCTTGTAATTTGTCATCTAAGAATATTCCAATAGAATTATTTAGCATTATTCTTGCTTCATAATTACATTTGTCTCTAAGTGAGTCAAAATCTATATTTAAAATAGGTTCTTGTGTTAAATCATTAGCACTTATAGAAGTATTGCTTTCCAATTCATCTGGTGTATTATAAAGTAATTTTTCTAAATTTTTTCTTTCTTCAGCTGCTTTCATTATATTAAATTTTATTATTGTTGTTTATTAGTTGGAAATTTTCTCTTATACGGATTCTTCGTTGACCATCCATTTTCTAAATATTTATCTAATTGATCCTTTTGTATATAAGTTCTTTCTTCATTTTTGTATATTGCCATTTTTCCTTTATTTCCTGGAGATATACCTAGATGAGAATCGCATAAACGTTCTTTTGTTTCTTTTGATCTTTTTATTCCAGTAAGTTTATCTTTAAGATTTAATTTTTCCCAATCAGAAATAGGACGGTGTGCGCTACATTCAGATCTCATTTTTCTTTCTTCTTTTGATTGAACTCTTCCTTTATTAGATTTACTTATTTTTTCCTTTGTTTCTGCAGACCATGATACGCCTTTATTATAAGGAATTTGACCTATATGAGACTCTTTTAATTTTCTTCTATGTTCATGTGAAAAAATTTTGCCAGTATTAGCTTCTCTAATTCGCTGTTTTTGATATTCACTCATAGATCCTGGGCAACCTGAACCTCCAGTTGGGCTTAGGTTATAACCATTAGGGTATAAGGTGTTATTTTCATCTATATATTTCTTTTGTAATTTAAACGCATCTTGTTTAGTATCACAATGTTCTAATATGGTTCTTAAAAAATTAGATGAACCATATTTTTTTACCACCCTTCTAAAAATTCTTCCGCTACCTAAATATTTATCATTTAAATTATCAGTTGAATGGTCTCCAATGTATTGTTTACCATTTATAAGGTTGGTTGTTATATAGACATAATTAAATTTCTTTTCCATATTATCTTTGTTTTGCAATATAGGGTGATTTATATCGAGGCTCGCA